CCAGCTTCAGCGAAGTGAATGTTATGCGCGTAGCTAAAATCCAATCCAAATAGATCTATATGACCGACCCGATTCCAATACGCAAAACCCATTGCATACGCAACAGTTGTGTTGAAGTAAGCGCACTTAGCGTCTGTCATGACTTCGGCTAAAGGAAACTCAACCACCGCCGGAACTCGATCATCAAGCTCACAGGAATAAATAGGTTTGTCAAAGGTTGGCAACAACCGGCGCATAACGTCCGTCTGGTTTCCAGCATCTTCGGTGTCTAAGTAGCGACTCACCGGATCCATCATGAAAACTCGATCACAAGCAAAAACCGACAAGGCGCTGTTGATTACCCACACCTCGTCCCACTGCTTGCTGTTTTCCATGCCAATTACATAATCAATTTGGCTTGCGCCCAAACCAATCAATGCAACTTTTTTTTCTTTTAAACTTTCAATCTTCTCCATCAACTCACCCCTGTCCGTAATAGGTCATAACGATATTCATCTCGCGTGTCACGACCTTCGGACAGGTTTTTCATCCGACCGATTGCTGCCATGAAACGCTGTTCCATGTTGGCAATCACATCGGGAGTTTCTTTTAAGAAGACGGCGGCTTCGGCTAACGTACCGTATAGCAAAGCATCTGGGTAATCAGTGCTAAGCAGCGTGGTTCCGCTATCCGCGCCAGAAGTAAGTGAAGCAGGCTCGTGCAAATAATGCAGCTCTACGCTGTAATTTGCATCAGGAACCGGCGACAGCTCAAATGCTGCGTCATCAAAATTACTGTAATACTTTGGGCGACCTCTGCTAGAAGACGATGGGTCATATTGTTTTAAGAACGAAGGATGCTTTAACAGCAAATAATAATACGTTCCATTGTCAATAATCGCCAACGAAAACGGTGCATAAAAATCAGTAGGTGTCGCTAAGAACCGATTGTTTTGCGAGGTTGTCGCGGTTACATTTTTACGCTGCTCAGACAACTGAACCAGCTTAAAAATCCTTGTCTCCGCCTCCTGTATAAAGGTGTTCAAGTTATTATTAAAAGTCGTTTCATCGACCTGCAAATAATCCTGAACCGCAGACTTCAAAGTTGCCAAAGTGAAACTCATGATGTGGTTACCTCCACGTTGCCAACACTACAGGATATTGCAAAAGTTTGCAATTGTGTGCCAAGGATACCATCTCCAACATTGGTGTAGACGGTAAAGAAATTGTTGTCACTTGTCTCCGCAGGACGAGGATCTTTAAGCGCTTGCGGATCAATGGGCGTAGGCTTTCTCATCAACTGAGGATGCTTTGGCGACCACTGATCAGGACCAACCAAGTAGCCATCCCAAGTTTTCTTCATGTCTCGCAGACGATAGCGAAAACCTGTGATATCACAGATTACCCAAGCTTTCTTGTTGGATGCAAAAGCCATGACTATGCGATGTTGTAGCTTCTAAGATCTGGGGCGACCCTAAAACTTGCTCGCTCCTCGTCTTGGCTCAACGCTCTGGTAAACTCTTCCTCATACAATTGCTTCAGCATCTGCACTTTTTCAGGAGCTTTTTTAAGAGCCAGATAATAAGACAACCCGGCAGTCAAGCATGGGTAAAACCGAAACGGCATCTGCAAAGAATTAGCACCACCACCAGCGTCATCCATGCGCGTCAACACGTTAACGTAAACGGTGTATGTGCTGTTTTTGTCAGGCTGCGGCCAAACCGTAATGGTTGGGGATATCTGCTTATCAACGAAAAATTGATTAGGCTTGCCTGTTGTGGTTTTAGTCGCCAAGTGAGCGTATTCAGCTCGACTCATGCGGCTCAGCGGAACATCAGTGTTTGTGCCTTGAATCTCTTCTCGGACAAAAACGTCAAGCACATCAATCGCTGCCGTTGAATTTGTTGGATCAAGATTATAGGTGATCGTGCCTGTCAGCATCGGAATTGCGTTTTGCTTGATCGTCCACTGATTCAAACCACGATTGGCCCAATCTGCAAACAAAAGATTTAATGAACGCTTTGCTGTTTTTAAGTCATAACCTGTTCGTGCTTCCAAGCCACAACGCTCAAAAGCCTCTTCAATGTAGTCGGCTACATCTAATTCAAAGTCTTTTGAGCTTGATACGGTCATTTTATTCCTCGTTATAAAGGTTGTCGAAAACCCTGTTAACATCTAGCGTGTAGTCTAAGTCAGATTTAGAATAATGTATATGCTGTGATGGTTTGAAATCTGGCGCTCCCTCACCAGTTACAAACCACGCTGGATGTGTAACACGAACGCGGTTATTTGGCAATGCAACGATGTTTCCAGTGTACTCTCCGGCGTCCAAAAGTTCTAAAACATGGCTTTGTTTATGCTGCGCCGGATCATCAGCTATTTCACTTTCTGTGTAATCAACGGTAAAATAGTATTTAGCCGGAAAGAAGTCCGGTCCCACTTTAGCTAACCAAGGACAAGGGTGCGCCCGGTCCATGCGATAAACGGCATGAGTGTGAGACATGCAATCCCACGGTTGAGCCAAGTGAACCGGCATAGGCTCCGGCCACTGCTCAAAAGGGGTATCTCCAACAAGGGCTGTAATTGGCATACGAGCCCACATAGCACCGCCGTGTACGTTAGGGTCATCCGTGCCATCCGTCTCGCATCCGGTAAAAATCATTTGAAAGCTTAAACAACGGCTTGGCATGGTCGTGACCGCAATAGCCATGCCGTGTAAAAACTCGCCATGATAGTTAGAATGATTGCACGTATACTCTCTTCGCACCCAGCATTTAAAGTGCGGAATATTACTTTGAAGATAGGGCAAGTTACTTTACCTTGCCGCCTTTGGCATAGCCTTTTTTCTTCATCATCATGCCGCCACCGGCCATTTTCTGGACCTTACCGCCTTTGGCGTAGCCCTTCTTTTTCATGCCGACTGCACCGCCTTTAGCCATGCCTTTTTTCTTCATGCCACCAACAAGGTTCATTGCATAATCATTCATTGTTGGAAATTCATTAGCCATTTTACGCTCCTATGTTTAACTTACAGAACCACTGGTTCTTTTCCTACGATTTGACATAACGGCACCACAACCTCGTGCCACAACCGTTCCCGGAACAGACTTACCGTTAAACGGACGTTTTGGAGCGGTTGCGCCGCCCCTACTCATTTTCCTAACTTTTGCAGCCTTTGTATTAGGGACAACAGTTTTTCCTTTAGATCCTGCCCGCTTCTTCTTACGAGCCGTTGTAGCTCGTTCGCTTTTCGACAAGCTGTTAGCTTTAGCTCTAGGCAAGCAACGATCAGGGTTACTCTTATCTTTTGAAGTACCACATTTACCTTTGATAGAGCCATCTGATCCAATCCTAACCCAGTCCTGTTTCACCCATTCTTTTAACTGACCCATTACTTACCCTTTGATTTTTTAGCGTAGTTGGGGTCTTTACAATATTTTGAGGCAGCCATGTTTGCATACGCTGACGGGTATGTGTCAAATGTGCGTTTGGCCCACGCTTTCCCCTTGGGACAGATCTTACCACCACTTTTTACCTTGCCCCCTTTTTTCATGCGAACAACGCTGCTTTTACGAGTTGGGCACTTTCCTGCGCCTAGATTTACCGCACTTGTCATAACAACCTCTGCAAAAATGGAGCAATAATAACTAAACCAACGATCCACCAGAGCCTCTGATCTAACTTTGTCATGTTTGACTTCTGGTCGTCAAGAAGCTCTTCAATACGCTTGTACCGAAGATTACACTCAGCCTCATGCTTGGCTAATTCTGCCATCACCTTGGAGGCTGTAATTGTTTCTTTTTTTACCGGCATTTCCAACGCTTCCTTGCTTGACGCAAACGACTATTGGGGTCTTTAGCCGCTTTAGGGAATTTCTTCATCTGACCTTCAGAACGAGCGCAATATGACTTACGTCTCTTTGCATCTTTACTGCCGGGTTTTACTTTACCAGTAACCGCCGTTTTCAACTTACTGCCGGGATTTTTACGCCTATACGCCTTTACCCCGGCATCCGTCATTCCCGCCCCAGCTTTTGTAGGGCGGAAATTTTTCTTGTTACGTTTTGGCATCGTAGCTTTACGAGGGGCCATCTAATTACTCCCTACGCATACTTCTTACGCATGTATAACAGGATCGTATAAGTGTCCGCAGAAGAGTGACCAACAGTTGTAAATAAAACATCCCCCGTCTTACCACTACCTGCATTATTAGTTAAACCGCCAAAAGCGTTATAATCGTGATGACCACTTTGGTTCTCACCTAACTCAATACAGAAAGCGTTAGAGGTAGCATCAAACAGGAGTTGAACTTTCATCCCGTTACACTGCCACCAAATACGTTCTATAACGACTTCACTACACGCAACACCGTCTAAACTACTAGATAAAGCCGATACATCTACCTTCTTTACAGTGGATTCGCCGGTTCCGTCAGAGACATTGGTAAACTTCATAACAGCATGTTTAGGGCCGTCAATCAGAGTTTGTGATGTTACTGCATCAGCCATTTAAAACTCCTTTAAAAGGAAAGGGAGCAGAACCCCCTTTCTATGAAATTAATTACGCAATCTGAACGTACTCAATAATGAACGTAAACGAACCTGCTGTTGTTGCGTCCACAGTGTTTGTAATGTTGCAGAAAATATTTCTTTCGGCAGAAGTATACTGAGGAGAAACTGGAGCGGTAGCTGCATTCTGTGTTGTCGCAACTAATGTGGTGGTTGTCACGTTGCCGATAACAACAGTTGTTCCACCATCAAGAATTTCATCAGCTATCGCTGCGACGATCTGTGCGCCAGAGCTAGACGTACCAACTTCGTAACCAATATCGCCTGTTCCAATAACTGGAGAAACATCACAAAAGATTTTAATGTCAGTGATGATTGTGTTTGCTGGCTGTACAAATGTAGCAATAGCGGGGCTGTCACCCGCGGTGGTGTTTACAGTAACGCCAGAAGCGTAACCAACATGCTTGATGTATTTATTGGTAAAAACACCAGTAGAAGCAACGGATGAGGTTTCTGTTACCGCACCTGTAGAGGAATTTTTATTAATAACTTTAAAACCATTTTCAGAGCGTACCGCTCCGGTGAATGTAGTTGTAGCCATTTAAGTCTCCTGTCTTGGCTAATGTCAGCCACAGGATGCGGCTGTCAGGGATTAAAAAAACTATACAATAAAAAAGAGCGGCTGTGAAGCCGCTCTTTCTAATCTCTACGGGAGAAGAGATTTTAGGCTGCGCCCGGTGTTCCAAACACTGAACGCCAATCAGAAACGCCGAAGCTATAACGCTCACGGGCCTTAAACCGCATGTTTCCGGTGTCAAAGTCACCTTCCATAGCGGTCTTGATTGGAGAACGGTTAAAGTATTTGAAACCGTTAGGTGCATCGGTCTTGATGAAAAACGCATCTGTATCAGTCAAGAAATGGTTAACTACTGCCCCTTCAGGAAGCATACCCATGTTCTTGATAGCATTTGCATCGTTATCAGCCGTTGCTGAACGCAAGTTAGAGTTGATCACACGCTCTGCAATGAACTGCAATTCTTTTGGAATGATAAGCTTCATTCCACGAACTGCAATCTTCAGACCACGCTCATCAGTCAAACCAGCAATATCAATCAACATCTGCTCAAGTGAAGTTTCGTTCAAATCAGCGGCTGTTGTAAGAAGGTTGCGTTGGTTTCCTGTCAAGGATGGGTGTGATGAAGAACAAAGTGCTGCACCATCGCCGATTGCAGAAGAACCTGTGCTGAACGCGTTGTTCAGGATAGATGCTGCTTTAATCTGCTTGGTCTGAGCCATAGAACGGGCCAGAGCCTTGGTGTAGCGTGATGCCAAACGGTCATACAGATTATCCTCAATAGCCTCTTCCGTGATGGAAAACGCCAAAGCGATTGTCTCATGTGTGTACCGTGCAGTGTATGTCTCTTGAGCATCGTCAAAAGAGATGGCTGCGCCTTCCTCTTTAGTCGGTGCTGTTGAGAAACCACCCAACATCACTTCTTCTTCAAAAGAACGATCTGAAGACTCTTCAGCGAAGATCTCCGCATGTTCGTTCTCGTAACGGTCGTACTCAAGCCCAAAAAGTGCATTTAGACCGGGTTCTAGCTCTTTAGCTAGTTGTGCTCTTGAAATAGCCATTTGCTAGCCTCCTATATACCGGTTGTAGCGTAGGTGCCAACCGCAATGGTCGTACCTGTGTTGAACGCACCATTCAAGCGAACGATGTACTGATGACCGAGTGCGGAATAATCCGTGTTGCCTGCCTCTTCGTAGAGGCCGACGATACGAACATCCAACGTGTTAGTAGTGGCGGCGGTGCTGATATCAAGCATGTCGCGTGATTGAC